GGATAGATCCCGATTGGTCTCTTCTTATAAGATGAATCTCATTGGTGTCGCCTAAGACTTTCTGCCCGACAACATAATGCATTGCGTTCTTATAATCAGCACCTATCGATATCTTCCTTACGTCCATTATGATACTCTATGTATTGTTGCTATTACCGATGGAATACCTGGGACACTTGGCAATGTTGTATTGCGTTGGATTTCTATGTTTGAGCCTGACGCTCTCCACATTATCTCTATATATTGACCTGTTGTTAGTGGGACAAAATAGTTCCAAGCAGCTACTAATAAATCACCATTATTTGCTAGTGTCAATGTTGTAGCGCTATCGGCTAAATCAACTCCATTTACTGCAAACCATATATATATCTGAGTAGCACCACCACCTGATGTCTTATGTAGTTGAGCTGAAAACTGTACATTAAAAATACCCGTTTCAGTTGTTGTTATTCTTGTGGGTCTTCCAAGTGTATCATTGGCAATGCTAAATCCATTTGTAGCTGCAACGTCAGTAGTATTTAATTTCATCGGAAGATTTTCATTCCCAGCTGTTGTCTGAGTAGTGGTATCATAAAATGACCCATACTTTGGAACTAAATAAGATGCTGTTGCCCAAGTTGCAGGAAGCCCTGCTCCCTGACTTGTCAATATCTGACCTGATGTGCCTGTACTAGCATTGGTATAGATAGCTTTGCTTATCTCTACTCTGCTGTTGGCATCGTCAACTTTGATATAGGTGCCATTAACAGCATTGCCCCAATCCCCAAGAAAATATCTGTCATTGACAAAGTCAACCAAGAATCCTGATGCTAACCATCCATTACTGCCTATTCCGAAGAAGTTACCAGAGTAGCATTGGATTCCTTGCATAATAACATCATCGGTTGTTACCTCTAAGCTTTGAGATGTAAGCTTGTGAGTTCCCAAATTAACATTACCTGTTGCTCCAGTGTATGGAACATACGTTGATGCGGCAGTAGATACAGGCAAATAAGCAGTGTTATCAAGCGACCCATCAGCTTTTAAGAAATCAGTCCCCAATCCACCAGGAACTATAAATGCAAATGCTGTGATGTCATTAGCCCCCAAATCAACATTGTATAAGGCTCCTGTATAAGGTACATATGCTGTTGACCCAGGGAGTGACAATAAACTTCCTATGGTAAAATTCTTAGTGCTGTTCATGTCATTGACATCAGTGCCAATGAGCATATCACCAAGGGCCGGTGCTGTAGTAGCGTATGTACTTATCTTTGCCATTATTTATGTTTTTTGAGTGACCTCACCTGTTTGTAAATTTATAACAGAGTCTTGGCCATATTTTGAAATTAACATTCTTTCATATTCTGAGAACTCCTGACGCATAGCGTTAATCTGACCTAGGATTCCCTGCTTGTTTAGCTCTAGTTCTCCTAATGCCATCTTTGCTTTAGCAAACTCATTATTCATTGCTTGAATCTTGTCAAGCTCTTCTTTTAAAACGTAATTCTTTTCCATTTGATTTAATTTGAATTTCTTTTAATTGAACTACCAAAATAATAACCGAATATTGAAATTACAATACCCTCAGTAATACCGATAAGGTGAATCCACACCTCTTTGTTATCTACTGGTATTGTAAGGTAAACGATTGCATAAATCATAAAACAAAATGCTGCTAGACCTACTAGCCCTGTAAGATAAAACAAAAAATCAAATTTTTGCAATTTTGCTATCTCTACTTCTCTATTTCTTGCCGACTCTCTATCCTTGAGCATTATTTGCTCCATTTCAACAAGATCCTTTGTTACAATCTCTTTATCTTCGTCAGTTAATTCTTCAGAAAGATTTATGATATTTTTTACAATGCCTAACGTACCATTAGTTGGAAGAACATCACCTATAGTTTGAATGATTTTTGGGGCTTTTTCCGAAAGGAATTTGCCTACTTTTGTATCTTTAAATTTTTTTCTAGGCTTCATATTAGTGTGCTTTTTCCATTCTTTCAACAAGATTCAGAAGCTTTTTCATCATTGATGTGTTATTCTCGATAACATGATTATTTGATGCTACTGTTTCTAGAAGTTTTGATCTGTCTTCTGATAAATATTCTTCAAGTTTTTTCTCAAGCTCTTGTATCCTGTTCTCATTTTTCTTGTGCCATACAAAAAACTGCTTACCCATGAAGTAAATTAAGGCGATCATCAGGATGGCGAAAATGCCAAGGACACCATAATTTGCGAGTGAATTTAAGTATGAGGGGAGTGGTTCGACTTGAAGAAAAATCATGGTTTTTATATTTTGTATTCAATAATTGGCAGATATTTTACCCACCAGCAATCGATATTGGTGTTGTCATATATCTGATGCAAAGGTAATATCCAATTTTCATTTGTTATTCTTAATGGAGTAAAAATATGACCTTCGACATAATATTTATTTGATAAATATTTCCTTTCATCTTCATCAAGTAATCCACCAAGCATCTCATAGTTCTATAAGCGTGAAGTTAATTAGTTGATTTTGTTTAAATATTTTGATTGCTTCAAACCAACGAGCATCAGGAACTACCATACATCCTGCTGACCAATTGTCAACAAATGAGCCGGCACCTGCACGATGGAAGTTGATGCCGTACCAACCACGAGTCTTAACCGCCTTGTCAAGCTTTCTGTCTTTGTTGCCATCTCTATATATCTCAATAGCACCCGCTTGATAAAAATAAGGCGCGCCTAACCATAAAGAAGACCACGTGCCTGACGTTATAAACTTATGACTTCCGATTACTTGCTGCTCGCAGGCAACCGCTGCACCAGTAATGCCGCCAACTGTCAAAGGATTAAAAATATAAAAATCACCTGGTGTTGTACTGCAAGGCAATATCATATCGGCAACCCGATTGTTAAACCTTACAACATAATCAGCAAACTTATTGTCGAAGCTTTGGTCGGTTCTAATCCACACAAGGTCATTGACTGGCTTCACCCAACCACGTCTGTCCATCTCTGCGTCAATAAACTGCTTTGCACCTGTAAGACTAAGAGGCCCGATTATGCCATCGATGGCACCTGAGTAGTATCCTCTATCTTTAAGTATCTGTTGAAATGCTTTCATTATTCTACTGGTGGAAATGGTGGCGATGGTTTTGGTTTATATTCAATCAAAGGTAGTGTTTTTACCCACATAAATTCAGGATTAACGCAAAATTCCATTTCCTCAACAGAAATTATCCAGTTGTCTTCTATGTCCTGTATTGGGTTAAAATAGCTGTCTTCATCATAAAGCTGACCGACAAGCTCATTCTTTTGCGATTCTGTTAAAAGTCCTACGTATGTCATCTTCCTAATGTTGTATTAAATGTTACTACTGCATTTCTTAAACTTAATCCTTCTGCTGCTGATAAGCCATCTCCTAAACTATGAAAAGCAATAGACATACTTGCATAATTTGCAGCTGCACCAGCATTATTATGAGCAGCAAGATAACAAGTTAAAGAAGGTAAAGCATTAGTTGCCGTAGTTGTAGTTGAAGTTGTTGATGTTCCATCAGCTTTAACTATAAACATATTGTTATTAGCTGTTCTTGATGATGCTCTAAATCCTTTTAATGAAGATGCTGTAACTGGTGTTTCAGTATTTGTTAAACCTAAATCTCTAAATGTTAATGTTGTTCCCGATGTTTCTATTGTTGTTCTAAAAGTAAACGATGATGAACTTTGCGCTCCACCCATACTTCTTAATCCTGTACCTGAGTTATCAGTATTATGATAAAACGAATGGTGATGCGAAAACTGTTGTAATGCAGTATTAGCATTTAAAAAAGTATTAGCATATCCATTTGTGCCATTTGGCAAAGCACCAGTAGAAGAATGAGTCCACCCACCTAAAAACACAAGTCTGTAAGCGGCATCTAAATCTTGTGGGTCTTTCAAATTCCATTTATGCAAGGCAGCAGTACCGCCAACAAAAGGATAAATAGCCTTCATCTTAGTCCAAATACCGAAGCCTTTTAAACTAACTACAAGTGTATTTATCGCACTTTGTTGCGTTGGATTTGTCAAAACTGCTGCCGTAATGAAAGCTTGTGCATCGGCATCGACTATTGTAAGTGAGTTGCTTGTTGAATCTGCTGACCCTGCTGCATTTGTTGCTGTTACAATACAAGTGACTGCAAAACTAGCATCTGCTTGGACTAATGTGTAGGTCGATGATGTAGCTCCTGAGATATTTGAAACACCTCTTCTCCATTGATAAGTATATGTTATTGGCAATGTCCCTAACCAAGTACCTGTTGAGCAAGACAATGTCTGTCCAACAGTAGGAGTACCTGACAGTACAGGGGCTACAGTATTAGATGGAGGAATTGCTCCACCGCCTCCACCTCCATTGCCCATTACAGGTCTTGATGTAGTTGTTACTGATAAGGTTACTGTTGTCATTTTACCAAAGAGCTAAGATATCTGATGCTGATGTTGTTACTGCCCCTGAAGGGAAAGTGTATGAAGACCAAACCTTTAAAACTTGTACTGGTAGGAATGCTCCATCTTGTACATTGACAAATGTAACAATGTCATTACCTGCTGTAGTCACTACAAC